ATGTGTCTGGTAATTACTTCGGCGAAGGTGACGGCAGCGATGGTGATGGTGGCGAGGACAAAGGCCCTTTCCTCCCGATGTTGGCACAGACGTTCAATCCAGCCGATGCGATCGTTGCGGGCGTTGGTCCTGGCGTTGGCAGTAAAAAGAAGAAGGTCATTACGTTCCCGTGTTTTGTTCAACCAAAATTGGATGGACTACGCTGTGTGTCGTATATGACACGGTCCGAAAATGGGACCAATGACGCCTCAGCCTCGGTCGCACTTCAGTCACGCACGGGTGCATTCTTTACAGGTCTTCCCCATATCGCCGCAGCGCTTCGCCCCTATCTCTCGCAACATCCGTCCGTCGTTATCGACGGCGAGTTATACACGGACCAAATGCCGTTTGAAGAGCTCGCTGGACTCATCAAGAAGAAGAAAATCACCGCCGGAGACGTCGAACGACTTAAAAAAGTGAAGTATCACGTCTACGACATTTATGATCATTCTCAATCCAATATGCCATACTCCGAGAGATTCGGCGTTCTTGCGGGTGCTGTTCGGCGCTGTGCGTGTGTCGCAAACGATACACTTACGGCGTCGGCGTCGGCTGGGATGGTCCTGCGAAGTGCTACAGAAGCGGCAGCGGTAGTCATTCTTGTCCGTACGGAGAAAGTCGCGGCACTGTCTGATTTTCGAAGGTTGTTTTCGGAGTTTGTGGAGGCGGGTTATGAGGGGATTATGCTAAGAAATGCTGATGGTGTTTATCGCGCAAACTATCGAAGCAATGATCTTCAGAAGTACAAGGAATTCATGGAGGATGAATACCGTATCATTGGATACACGCAGGGAGAGGGGCGTGATGCGGGGGCGGTGATCTGGTTGTGCGAGACGGAGGATGGCAAAGAGTTCACAGTTCGTCCTCGCGGAACGATGGAGCAACGTCGCGAATGGTTTAATAATGGCGGGTCATATATCGGTAAGAAATTAACGGTCATATTTCAGGAACTCACGGAGGAAGGTAAGCCGAGGTTCCCAGTTGGAAAGGCGGTGCGGGATGGGTATTAGGGTGTGGGTATGATGTGCGTAATATAATGTATTTTTTTTATTGATTGTAGTTTATATATTTAAGATACCACGCTATTATGTCAGCAGACATTTATGATAGGTATTCAGAATACGTTAGAACCATATGTTCTAAAAATAATTTGACAGAATTCAAGTCGAATCCTCTTTATACGTACATGCTCGAACATGTATCATTACAACAAGGATACGTTTATTTAGAATGCATTTTTCAAAAAAACCACATTATCGCGTGATGAAGTCGTCAAATTCTGCTCGATCAATGATGCGACTGGGAAACCAAGAAAGGGAGTATTTCCCGAATTTCTTGGCGATGTTTCAGTCTCACCATCGAGTATACGTTACATTTATCAGGCACACATGATTCTCTCGCATATGAAGAAGTTGGGAAGTGATACGCCGAGAGATATTGTTGAAATCGGCGGTGGTTATGGCGGCCTCTGTCTTGCAATCCATTATTTCGCTCCACGTTACGATGTTATTATCAATACATACACGATCTGTGATTTAACGGATATTATTCGATTACAAGAAATGTACCTGACACAAGTGAATCCAGATATAAGGGTTGATTATGTTGATGCAACGACATACGGTGCAAATATTCCTCATAACAAAATGTTCCTTATCAGTAATTACTGTCTCAGTGAGATCTCGAATGATCATCAAAAGAAATATCGGCAATATTTGTTTCCGAAGGTTGAACATGGATTTTTTGTTTGGAACTGTATTCCGTTACATACTCTGGGTCTTGGTCATCTTTATAATGAACCGGAAGTGCCAAATACGGGTAATAAATTCAATCGATATGTATGGTTTTAATTATACCAATGAATGGTACCCATCGTAAAAACGTGAAAAAACGGCGTTTAAAACGGCTGGCGCAAAACGCGTTTTGCACATTTTAAAAATGTCATTTTCGCCCAAAAAAGATACTTTAAAAACGCAAAAAACCGCGTTTTTCGACTTCAGACCATAATGCTCTCATTTTCATATTTTCCCTTAAAATCTCCTTACTGAAACTTTTTTTGACCCCCGCGTTCAACGCCCCTGCGCCTTTTTCGAGGGGTAATTTAGGAAATACGATGAATTCACTGGCGTTCTCCAATGTCAATTACCTATTTAGATGTGATGCGTGTCGCTTTGTATCAGATAACAAGAAGGACTATGGTCGCCATATCTTGACAGCGAAGCACGCCAAACGGGCGAAAACCCCCCGCGATCGTAACAAAATACACCCAAGCGAACATTTGTCAGTAGACCATAACAAGGCTACTTTCCCTCATTGGAAACCACCTATCGTTATCCAATCACAGCCTCAGTCCGCTTTCGTATTTGACCAGTCTATCTATAAATACTGTGAAAAATGTGGTCAAAAGTATCATAGCAAGAGTGGGTTATGGAAGCATCGTAAGACGTGTGATGCTTCTGGCGTATTTGTTCCTCCTCCGCATATTGAATCGTTGAAAGTACAACCGCCGAAAAATGATACCGTTACAACAACCGATCAAGAGTTTAAGATGATGATGATGGATATGTTGAAAAACAACCAAGAGTTTCAGCATAAGATATTAGAGATGATGTGTACACATCAACAGACAATCGCGGCTTCAGCTGCATCTGCTGCTGCGGCTGCTGTAGCAGCAACTACTGCGCCTGGACTTGCGACCGATTTAGCGTTTGCTGCTACTGGCCCTCCTCCTGCACCCATTACGAATTACACCAACAGTAATAATTATAGTGGGATGACGAACAGTCAGAATACAAATAATACTTTCAACTTGCAATTCTTTTTGAATGAAAAATGCAAGGATGCCATGAATATCACCGACTTTGCGAGTTCGATTCATCTGAAGATCACTGATCTCGATGATTTTGCGAGTGTTGGGTATGTTGAAGGGATGTCGAAGCTCTTTATTGATAGTCTCCGAGAAACGGATGTGTATAAACGTCCGATTCATTGTAGCGATGCGCGTCGAGAGACGCTTTATGTGAAGGACGCGGATAAATGGGAGCGTGAAGGACCTGAAAATACGAAGATCACAAATGCGGTGCGGGTGGTGGAGCATAAGAATATCGTATTGGTAAATGAATGGGCAAAACAGAACCCTCGGTGTGAGAATAGTTCTACGAAAGAGAATACTCAGTATATCAATATGTCGCGTGCAGTGTTGGACGGGGATGATAAGAATATTGCGAAAGTGATAAAGAAAGTTGCGAAAGAGGTGGTGATCGATAAACCGTGAAATAGATTAGAGCGTTTTAGTTTCTATTACGGTTGCGACGACGAGTTTTTTTGGATTTTGACTTGCCACCACCACCATTCATTCCTTTAAACAATTTCGTCCATCCTCCGAAGACTTCGCGTGTAGTTTGTAAAAGATTAATCATTTGAAGCACACACGCGATGAATAATTTCGGAATCTCCTCAGGAGTAAGCTCAAAATGTTGTGTTGTATAATCTGATTTTCGTTTTAATATGCCTGCTGGAAGTATAATTTTAGGTGGAAGTTTACCTTTAGGTGGTGGGGTGGTTTCGTCGGGTGTATACGGTTTTAATGTTTTGATATTAAATGGAGATTCATCCCCTCCTTTTAAACAACTAAATACTGTTTTAATATCATCAAGATTATGATTACTCTTAATATAATTTTCTTTATCATACATACCATTTTCATCATGTATACCGCCCTTAACACTCATTGCAGAGATTATACTTTTAGCTCTTTCATTCTTTTTATTTATTAAAAATGCAAGTACATTTAAAACTTCTGTTATCGAACTATTTTCATTTATGATATTATTGATATTCGTTTCACCTTCTTTTAAAATTAAAATGTCATCTTTAAAACCATTCAAAAAGATTAACAATGCAATATCTGGACCAAACTCTCGACCGGTATCTTTCATTATTTGATCGCGCAATTCCATTGTAGATGCCGTGTCTTTTCTTTGTTGGATGGTTTTCAGTAAGTCGCCTTCTTTTAATGGGCTCTTATAGTTAATTTTGGCATCTGCTAACAACTCTGTAGGAGTTTTTTCCCTTTGTTTTCCTACAAAGGGCTTTGTCATTATATCATTGGTGTCTAATTTTAATCCTTGTTTATCGAGAGACGCCACGAATTTATTATATGTTTCTTGGGTAATTTTTGTTTTTTTCAATTCTAATAATTCCCTGTTGGCTTCCTTCAATTGAAGTTCTGCAAGAGCGCTTTTTATTTCAGAGAGGGAGGTGTCAGGAATAGCAGGAAGAGGTGGGTCCCGCGCTTTCCGGCGCGGAACCTTAGGCTCACCCAAAGGGGGTCTCACCGGCGGCAGCTGACTCGACCGCGACTTGGATTTATTATATTCTCTGGGTGTTTTGCGTGGTAGTTGTTGACCCTTCGACGGTGACTGTGATGGCTGTGTGTGTGTGTCAAGTCGCGTATATTCATGTACATCTGATTCATAGTCATCTGAATCATCAGATGATGTTAGTGGATCAACTGAAGGTTGACGAACTGAAAACGTCAGAGCTTTTCTACCAAGTTCAGACGACATCGGTGATGATACTACAGAGATACCCCCCTTAGCCTCACTAGCTGAATATCTACTATCGTTGAAATTTTTTTCTTGAAACGATTGTGTCCCTTTAGTATCACGTAAGTGGCCGGGATCAGGAATCATTGCATTTGGGGGAAGAGACGTACTCGTCCTTACACCTACACGGTCTTTCACTTTATCCCACCCTTGTTTGTCAGGAGCAGGCTCTGATTGTGATACTCTCGACATGAAATCCTTTGATTATCCTTAGTATGGTATTATAACTGTATATAATATAGATAAAATTAATCTAAACATAACCCTATCATTTGTATAAATGACAACCAAATCATTCGCAACTTATGACGAAGCAACCCAACGCCACATAATCGAGTTGGGTTGCTTTATATACGCCAAATCTCTCGAACATCATCGCGAGAACCATCCGAACCCCGCCGTTCCAGAAGCAAACATGGTATGTCTCAAACAACAAGTAGAAAATCTCTCAACACGAGTCTTTGAAGTCCGTGAAGAGGAATACAAAAAGGGAGAAGCGAAGGTTGCAGAGTACAAGCAACAACTCACATCCGAACGTCAACGATTAGACAAGATACTCGCAACGATCCAAACCGACACGGAACGACAAATTGCATCGAAAACGGAACACCTACATAAGAAAATCGCCGATCTTGAAACCAAAAACAAGTGGTATTACAGTTTGTATGAGGACAAATCCAAAGGCAAGAACTATGAAGAAGAATTATATCCTAAACTTCTTGATTATAATGACATGCAACTAAACTCGATCTGGCAAATTACTCACGTTGGATCAGTGTTGAGTGAAAAGACAGACTTTCATTTTCGTCACAAAGATACGAATGTGGTCATTCTACTTGACACCAAGAATAATCTTCCGACCAACCCGGTCGTGAGCACCGCCGAGTTTGAGCGCGATGTCCTGCGTAAAGAGACCAATGCGATTGGCGGGATTATGCTTGCAAACGGGAATATTTCCTGTAAGAAGCGGTTTGAAATGAATCGAATCCAGCAGAAAATCTTGGTTTATGTGTCATGTTTTGATAGAGATAATATTGCGTATCTATTCTCATTGTTGGATATGATCCTGGAAATGTCGCGCGGGTCTTCTCTCGAACATGGTAGTTCGGTAACCTCCATCGCCGCCGTGGAAGCATTCCGCACATTGCTCATCGCAGATTACAAACGCGAACAATCCAATTTGGACAACGCCGAGAGATTGCGACGAATCGCGCAAAAATCGATAGATGCCATTCTCTCGGAGTTTGAAACACATTTTCCAGGAGAAGATATAGAGATCGTCGCAAAATCCGACGAAGTCACTGCGAGTTCTGTACGAAACAAACCGAAGACATCGACAGATATAATTGATTACACTACGTTAGAAAAGGACCGTACCGTTATTGGGCAACGTAGCAAGTATTACTTGGAATATGGAACAACGATTCAATATTTCAAGAATAATTATGCGAGGAATCAAAAGGTGAAATCTCTCGACCAACAGGTGGTAATTTCGGTGCATACATCTTCGTCGTCCAATTAATATAAAAATAACCTGTAGTTATGTATATTACTACGATGTATATAATTACTGGTGCAAGTGATAATCATTATTTGACATTAATGAATATGATAGATAGTTTTATAACACATAATGATAGACATAAATTAATCATATACAATTTGGGGTTAGAAGAATCAAGATGGAATACTATCAAAGAGAAATATAAGAATCAAGATTTTATATTCAAAGTATTCGATTATACAAAGTATCCAGAATGGTTCGACATAAATATTGAAGCCGGACACTATGCTTGGAAACCAACCATAATATATAATACATTTTTGGAGTATACAGATGAGATAATAGTTTGGATGGATGCTGGAAATTTAATAAATGAAAATTTACAAAAATTGGAGGAGTTTATAATTCATAATTATATATATTCCGCAACTTCTAGTGGAACTATAAACGATTGGTCACATCCTTTAACTATTCATTATTTGAATTGTACAACTACCGACTATCAAAATAGAAATGGCGCGTGCATGGGGTTTAATACGAAAATAGATCTTGTGAAAGATTTTATAACTGAATTTTACAATTGTGCGAAAGATAAAAATTGTATCGCTCCTCCTGGTTCAAGTAGAAAAAATCATAGACAAGACCAAGCTGTTTTTACAATTTTATTTTATAAGTATTTATGTGGACAAAATAAAACATTTTATTCGAGTAATCATTACAAAAATCATTTATGTTATTCAATACATAATGATATTGAAGAACATTGGGATAAATAATATGTATTTTATCTTTCACAAGACATTAGTTATTTTACACGTGAATCAATTCTTCTGGTGTGAGTTCAGAATCATAACGTAAGCGCAACTCTGGATTTTCACTGGAAAAGTATCCTGGATACAGAATGCTCCAGTCGGTGTCTTGATGAAGAAGAGTAAGTTGCGTATAAATGTAACCGATAAATGCGCTACATACGAAACGATTTGTCTTCTGAGGGTTTGGATCTTTCTTGCAATATGCTTCGATCCAATCTGTAATTACGATATCATATGGTTTATCGTATACGACGTTGTGTATTTTCTTTAAGTTCTCTTTTGTGAAGAGTTCGTCATATTTCCAACAGTGTAGTTTGCGAATATACAATTTACCGCCATATGTGGTGACATATTCGTCAAATGGAACGAATTGTACGCCAAATTTCATTGTATTATCTTCAGAATCTGGAACATTGGATGATCCAGACATCCAAATATACGTACCTTTTAATGGTGGATCTATGAAATCTGGATCTTTTACAATCATGCCGATATGAGAGAAGTCGCTTTTCGACATGAATTTAATGAACCAGCTGAATATTCCCCAGTCTCCGTATTCTAAGTCATCGCATAAGATGAGGTCGCCTGTTTTGAGATTCATTTGTGTATAATGTGTATATGATAATTATATATTATACGATACTAAATGGGTGTCCTATTCGTTGATGCATATACGTTAGGTCATCTACTGGGAGGTGTATTATCATGCGGTTTAATGCAGTATAGCAATATTCATGTATTAGTTAACTTTGGAATTGCGAACGGATTACATTACATAATTGAGAGAACGGAGAAAAGTGTGGCGCCGAATGGACGCGTATTAGAAACAATGGAAAACCATATCGGGGATATTCTTTCATTTTTTATAGGATGGATGATTGCGTATATTTTACGAGTTGATCGGTATATTACTTCGAACAGTGTTTATTTTCTTTGGTTTGTACTCATATTTTTTACAATGGTAGAGACATTGCGAGAGATTTATCCGTATGAACCAAAATTGATTGGTGCGTATACTGTA